ATTGCTACTTGTTCATTCTGGTCTTGGTGTTGCCATCTACCAAGAACACGTCGATCGGCGGACGGACAAGCTAAATGATTGTTTAATTTACACGCTTCCCAATATTTTACGTCGCAATGTTCATTCGTACACCGTTTCAATACAGATCGAATAATAGGTCGGAACACGTTCATTTAGTATATACTACTACAGTATTAATTTTTAATTCAATTTTTTATCATTATAGTTAAATGGCAAAAACAAAATATAGGAAACATAAGGGCGGCAAATCAACAAACAGTAGTAGATCAAAAACATTTAAGAAAATGAACTGCAATCCGATCGTTGAAGGCAAAACGCCAGTCGCGGAAAGCTGTTTCACCGAAGATGTTCTCGAAAAGATAAAACAATCCTATAACGAACAGCATCCAACCAATAAGATAACGGTCGGCGCGCCACATCTGCTTTGGCACGAATTGAAAAGTCGTATCCAAACCTGTGATAAGGAAGACTGTTGGTTGGAACAGATCAAGGACGCGACACTTCGAAAACAGATCGACGAACTTTCGTTTGCGCCAGATCATCCCCCGGAATGGAAATCTAACCCCGATGAATGGTTATCCAATTTCGATATTTTAGAGGTTCTCAAACAATACGAAGAAAAACATAAACACTTCAAGTTTATAGGACCAACTCCCATCGATTTCGATACCAAACCTCCGAGTAAAAAAGGTAAATGCGTCTGGCAAGAGTTATGTACATTTTCGTTGAAAGAACAAAATGGTCTTGGAAAAACTCAGATTGGTGTAGTATTTAATTTAGATAAACATAACGAAGACGGATCGCACTGGGTTTCTTTATATATTGATTTGAACGACAAATTTATATTCTTTTTAGATAGCGCTGGAGATGAAGCCCCCAAAGAAGTGCGGGCGTTTGTCAATCGCGTCATTTCGCAGGGAAAAGAAATGGGCATTTCGTTACATTTCTACGAAAACGCACCATTTGAACATCAAATGGGAAACACCGAATGTGGTATGTATTCGCTCTTCTTTTTAATCACAATGTTAACCAAGAAAATTGGTAAGAAAACATATACACATAGTCAACTCATAGAGATGTTTAAGAAAAAACGCATCCCCGATAAATACATATTTAATTACAGAAAGGTTTATTTTAATAGTAACTAACCTTACTGCAGTGAAATATTTTATACCTATAGTATAGTATATTTCATATGTCAACTGATAATAATTCGATTACCACAAAATTCACATGGTTTCCAACACAATACAAAAATTCGAATGGCACGTATCTGGGTAGTTTATGGGTGAACACCGTAGGCAAACTAGCGCCCAGTGGGTTCGATACGGTTGATTTTGAGTTGACCAATTTAGTAAAACAAATAAGAAGTTTACTTTCGGAAAACCCGCAAGATCCCAAAGTGATAACACCGAGCATTCAAACTGAAAGTAAAACTGATATTACCAAATACAATAAAATTGGAGGGGCGAAAAAACGTTCGAAATCAAAGGCGGGCAAAACGAAAAAACGCAAAACCGTATAATATTTATAATGGTATAGTAATCAACATAAAAATTATTTCATAATACACTTATTAAATAATTCAATGTCTTCATTTATTCACCCAGAAAACCAAAAATTATTATGGGGAATAATATCCAATCAACCCATTTTTAATCATGTTTATCCATTAGGCCACCCACATCGCGAGACGTGGTTTCGTAGCATTATAGAAAGATACTATAATGAAAACCGAAACCGTGTGTTTTCGAGCGAACAATTATTAAATGTCAACAGGGAAGTAATACGTAATATGATAAACATTCTCAAAGGAATAATCAATGCTAAAAATCCAATAGTAACAAGGCCTCCCGCTGCTGCGCCGCAGCCGCAAATTCAACTTGAACAAAAATATGTAAAAGAAGAACCAATGACCACATATACGCGTAACTTATCGCAAGATAGTATGAATAAACAAGAAGTATATAATATGCAGTTTAATGAGCGTCAAAAACAATATGAGCAAATGGTTGCCCGACCGTTACCGCCGGAAGTTAAGTTTGAAGAAGTCGTGAAAGACGAGGTCATTTCAAATATGGAAGAGTTAATAAAACAGCATACACAACAACGTGAACAAGAACTACAGAATATTATGAGATCCTCTAATTTTGCCGCGATTGCTGACGCACCACAAACAAGGCCGAATGCCATAAAAATAAACGGCGAAATGGACGTAAGCGTCGAAGCGCAGCAAATTTCCGTAGAGATTGTGGAAGAAAAGTCCAAAAAGTCAGTGTCTTGGTCAGAAAATTTAGAAAACAATGAAACAATTATTCGTCAACAACGAGAAATTCAGGAATTAAGAGAACAATTGGCCGAAATATCAAGGGAAGTTCGTTCATTGAAGGAGATGTTACAAAAGTCCAGTCCCGTCCAAAATACACAAAGCCCGCCGAAAAAGACAATAGAAAAGATAATAGAAGACGTAAATTTAGTATAATTGGTCTTAAATTTTATTGGTAAAATAAATATGCTTGTATATTATAAGAATGAGTAACAAAACAATATTTGTAAGCATAGCCAGTTATCGCGATTTTTATTGCAGTAGAACATTGGAATCTTTATACGCTAATGCAAAACACCCTCAAAATATATACGTTGGGTTATGTATTCAAAATAGCGACGGCGACGAAGAATGCTATATACAAAACGAGAATTTGAAGGCGTTTAAAAATAACGTCAGCACCATAAAAATGAAAAACTACGAAGCGAAAGGCCCCACATGGGCTCGCTACTTATGTACCACATTATACAATAATCAGGACTACTTTTTTCAGATCGATTCGCATACTCTTTTTGAAAAAGACTGGGACGCTAAATGCATAGCCATGATTGATGATATTAAAAAGAACACCGGTTCCAAAGACGTTGTATTATCACATTATCCACCAAACTATGATGACTATAAAAAAGCCGAGAAGAATTTGAATATTGTGGATACCATCTGTCAATCATTCTTTAATGACAAAGGCATGGTTTCGTTTCAGGGCGCAACGCCTATTGACATGTCGAAAGAAAAATACGTTCAAACGCCTCATATTGCGGCTGGAATGTTTTTCTGTGAAGGTAAATGTTTGACAGACGTTCCTTATGATCCTAATCTCCCCAATTTATTCGTGGGTGAAGAAATATTGCATTCTGCGAGAACTTGGACGGCCGGATATGACATCTATTCACCAACACAAGTTGTGGTTTATCATTTATATACAAGATCCGATCAGCCCCATGTATGGGACGATAAGAAAAATTTCATTGATACGGACGCCCTCGCCAAAGTGAAATATCTTATGAATTTACAAGACGGGTCTCAACCAAATGACGTTCCTGAGTATTTGAAAGACAATATCGATAAATACGGAATGGGCAAAAAGCGCACGCTTCAACAGTATTACGATTTCGCAGGAATAGATGTTGCCAATAAAAAGGTTTATAAAAATTTTTGCCCAAAACCCCATACTATTGAGCCCAAAGAGGGGTTTTCGATTATGGGAACTTCAGTTAACACTGCGTATATTGAGAACAACGTCTGGTATTTTTTATTATTTCTTCTGTTTTTAATTGCGGTATTCTACGTGATGAATAAATACAACGTCCTAGAAAAAGCCCTTCATTCTTATAAGAAATCAATTCTCTACGTTACCACAAGTGTTAAAACGACGAAGCGATAATTATTCACCAAAAATAATAATATAAAATGAATATATTACTATTTCATATAATGACTATCCCCAAAACTGTTTTTCAAACTTCTCGTTATCCACAACCACAATATGTTATTGACATGATAATGGAAAAATGTCCAGGATGGACGTATAAACACTTCACGAATAAAGAAATCATGCGCTATTTTTTAATGAACCCTTTGCCGGAATTTCCCTTAATTATGAATGCATTCCATAAGTTGAAATTTGGCGCACATAAAGCAGATCTGTTTCGCTATTATTTTTTATATAACGAAGGTGGCGTGTTTATTGATAGCGACGCCATGATAAAAATCGGTTTGGAATATATCACGAGCGAATATCCATTTTTCTCAGTGAAATCTTATATTGACAATTCGGTGTTTCAAGGATTTATTGGCTGTGAACCCAAAAACCAGATAATATACGAGGCACTCAAAGACGCTTATACGATTGACGTCGATATATTGACGCGACATTATCATCTACTGACTGTGCATATGCATGATATCATAAAAAAACCGAATTTGAGACCAGATATAGATTATATTCTATACGAGGAACTTGAGAGCGATGGCGAAAAGGCAGTAACTATAAACAAATTTAAAGACACTATTTTGATCCATTATTGGAAAGACAAAATCGTGCCGAAACCACTTAAAAATTAGTCCAGTTTAGATAACATAGAATGGAGCTCTTTCAAAACACTATCTATATCAATTTGGAACATCGCAAGGACCGTCTTGAACATATTACCAAGCAATTGGAGAACATGGGAATTCAGGCCGAACGTTTTAACGCGGTTCGAACCAAAGATGGCGCAGTGGGATGTTCAATGAGCCATATTAAATGTCTGGAGTTAGCAAAGTCGCGCGACTATGAATACGCATTTATCTGTGAGGATGATATCACTTTTTTGAATGTTGATGTTCTCAAAGAAAGCCTCGCCAAATTTTATGAGAACAAGGAGATCGAATGGGATATGTTATTGATCGGCGGAAATAATGTTCCGCCGTATGAACGCATTGGGGATTATTGTATTCGTGTGTCGAATTGCCAAACCACAACTGGATATGTTGTCCGACGGCACTATTATGATACATTGATCCAGAATTTCCGCGAAAGTGTTTCCAATTTGATGCGTAATCCAGCGAACAAACCGGAATTTGCTCTAGATATGTATTGGAAAAGGTTACAAAAGACAGGTAGATGGTATATGTTGACACCATTTACTGTGGTTCAGTGTGATAGCTATAGCGATATTGAAGGGCGCGATGTTGATTATCGCGGGCTTATGTTAGATATGGATAAAGAGTGGTTATTCAGAAGGAAACGCTAGGTTCTCCGCTTAGCACTTGATCTCAGCGTCTGGGTGTTTTCCCGCCACCATTACACTAAAATCCGCCCTTGCTTTCGCCGCCGTTTCCGGGTTCAAAGGAACAATTAGGTTCACCTCTTTCTTTACATTGGTAAAATACTCATTAATGATATCCTGTGTTATGGTTCGATCACCAACAAACTCTTTGAATGGATCATCCTCTTTTATTTCCGCATTTGAATACTTCAATAACAACCAGGCGCTGATCGGATTAATAGCCGTAGATTTGATATGAGAAACATCAGGAATTTTACCAGCAACTGCGGATAATACGGCGCGTAACATTTTGTTATATTTCTTACCCTCTTCTGTGGTATCCGTTTTCGAATTTATGCTCACTTCTCCGGTTGGAGAAATGATCAACTCTATGGTAGAAATACATTTTTTCGATGGTGTGGGTTTACATAACGCCAAAATCAATCGATCATAATAGTTACATCCTATGCATACGTGCGACACCTCGCTATACCGCGTCATGGGTTCATTATATTCATAAAACGGTGCCAATTTTAGTTCAAATTCTGGGCATTTTCGGTCTAATTCTGCGTTCATTTCATCGATAGTATGTTGTGCGGCAGAAAGGTCAATAGCCGGAACACAGGACTGCAAAATCACCGCATCCTTCGTCAAATCTTGATGTCTTGTGGTGACGCGGCGCGGTTTTGTAATCGCAATAGCGGCCTTTTCGAGCGTTTTTGCGTTGGGAGCGTTGTCCATATGAAAATACATGAATTTACCGTCTTTATCTTTGAAAACAACATGTTTGTTCTCGGTATCGACATAATTCACACATATATTACCATCTTCCATTTCGTATTCGATCTTATAAAGTGTCTTTCCAAAATACGTATTCGGCATTTTCGTTTTTGTGAAGTCGCGGCCCTCTGTTGCCGGCTCCAAGTTCGGAATAGGAATGGGGCTATTCTTTTTTGTTTTCGCTTTGGTTACTGTTCTTGTTGATTTTGTTGCCATGTATACATAATGACAACAAATTTTATCGTTCTAAAAGCATGAAGCTAGATATGATCGATTTGTTTTTCTCCTCATATTGCATTGTTCTCAAATTTGCAGCGTGTTGTTTCTGCATAATTTGTTCTCGAAACTGGCGATCTTTTGTCTCGAGTATTCGTTCGGCCTCGGGTTTATCTAAAGGGTTCAACGGTTGACTTCCGCGCTCTCGCACAAAATGGTCTACCGACGAGTATTTCTTTACTTTGGAGTAATCACTTTCGCTAACAGAGAATATAGTTTGATCCTTATGGACCTTACGCAAATCGTCAAATTTCAATTTACTAAAGGGGTCGCTCGAAATATAGAGGTCATTCTCATCATCGTCCTCATAAAGTCGCGTTCCTCCTGAACGATCAATCTCTTGAACGCCGCGGTATTTTACCAATTCGGCAGTTTTTTGTTTCATGTTGTCGAATACTTGTCCCATATTTTTCGAAGATACGGCTTCCTCGGTTTTATAAACGGGCTCGTCCTTTGTGAACCATTCGTTTTTAGAAGCGTCCGGTTTTGCGGCCATGTTTTTCTCAAACAACTCGTTGAATTTATTTTGAAATTCCTTGGGTGCCATTTCGCCGGCAACCGTCGTGACCTTTTGTATGGTGGCTTTATTTAATCCATTAGAAAGGGGGCGATAAGTGGTGGCTTCTTCCGTCATCGATTGATTTTGTTTATTATTGTTCTCATAAAACTGTACAACGACGTCGAATGCCTTCTTATAGAATAAAAAGTATTCTGGCGGGAGTTTGGATTTGTCGGGATGCAACATCAAGACGCGTCGTTTCGCGTTTCTGAGTTCAGTTTGGGTCATATTGTAGGTTAGATCAAACAGTCCTAAAAGTTCATCCAATGAATACATATGAATGTTTAAATTGTGTATTTCTTGTTTATTACTCATTATATAAATGCTACTAGAAAAGTATTTGTTTATATTTACTCATGTCAATAAAAATATGTCGATATCTATATAATGCAATTTAAAGACTTATCTACCAATCATCTATTAAATGTTATTGCTGTATTGATCATATTAATAGCAGGGTATATTGTGTTAAAATTATTTAGACAAAACAAAGAACTCGAAACGTTTATTGAGGGCGCTGTGTATTCTAAAAACGTTACAGTAATACCAACAACTACTGCGAAACCTATGACAACTACAGCGAAACCTATGACGACTACAAGCAAGCCAATTACGACTACTGCGAAACCTATGACGACTACAGCAACGAACCTAATTACCACAACAAAACAACCAGTTAAAATGGTTACTACAACATTCGCTCCGTTGACCACGCCAACAAAATATACTACTACCGCAGCGGCAGCAGGAACGACAATAACTGCTTTACAAGATCAAATCAATGCATTAACCGCAAAGATCGCCGTCTTACAAACCAATTGCGCAACAAAATCAGAGGTAGCCAATAATTTAGTAAAAGGAACGGATTATACTCAAAAAATAAATGGAAAAGTAGTGTCAACTGCAAAAATTTCGTTAAATTAAATTTATAAACTATATCACATTATACTTTATAAATGTGGAACACAAAAAAATTTATAAAGACATACTTTTTACTCATAGCATTAGTTCTGGTTTTATTGATAGTAGGTGTTTCTTATCTAAGTAGTAAACCGAAAGAAAAAGAAGGTCTCGCCGCTTCTACGACAAAAACAATTATAACTACCACGTCTAAGCCAGTCATTACCACAACTGTGAAGCCCATTATAACTACTACGTCTAAGCCAGTCATTACCACAACTGTGAAGCCCATTATAACTACTACGTCTAAGCCAGTCATTACCACAACCACGAAGCCTATTATAACTACTACGTCTAAGCCAGTCATTACCACAACTGTGAAGCCCATTATAACTACTACGTCCAAACCAGTCATTACTACAACGCAAGCCCCAGCAACCACATTATCAACCGGTGACCCAACAACCACGGCTCTTCAAAATTTGAAAAACATATTACAAAACATTGGTCCCTTTCCTGATCCAAGCGAATTCGACACATATCGGTTTAACAATCCTTGTAAAATTTTAGCCAATTTGAAACCAATAGGAAACGCTCCTGCTCCATCCAAGACACTTGCTCCGAGCAGAGCTGTAACATCTTTTCAAGAAGTTATTAACAAATTGGTTGAAGCCTGCATAACAGCAGAAACGAAAAATGAGAGCTCATATTACATGAAAGTTTCACAACAAACAATTGGTTACGCAATGTATTTGAAAAAGATATTGGATAACATAAAAGCAGTGGATACAACGAAACCTGCTAACGTAGCACAATTGTCTTATATTTTAAGAAACAATTTATTATCGTACACTGACAATAACTCTACATATTATGTTCCTCTTGATGTTATGATAACGTATATAAATGCTCACTTAAACTTTTTGATTAATAGTGGCGTTTATAATCCGATAGACACGCCCGATTTCATATGTAATTTTGATAATTTATCTGTGGCTCAATATGGTTATATACAAAATTTTACAATAAATATTTTGCAATTCGTTGGTGCTGTAGTTGATATAAAAGTTCCTTTAGATAATTCGATCCGCGCTAAAATGACATCGGATATGCCTCGATCTGTTTTGTTGCTTCAAACGCTCAATAATAATGATACAAAAAATATGAAACTTTTAGGTTGACCTTTTTTCTAGAGTAAATATATAATGAAAATAGGCAATTTTATTCAGAAGCATAAATATTTTATCATTGTCGCGTTATTTGTAGTTATAATAGCTATATCTATACAAAATTATAATGTTACGTTAGAGGGATTAACATCAAAGACGACAACCAAGGCCGCAACAACTAAGACTCCGGTTACCACTACCGTGAAGCCAACCACTAAGGCGCCTATTACCACTACCGTGAAACCAACCACTAAGGCACCTATTACCACTACCGTGAAACCAACCACTAAGGCACCTATTACCACTACCGTGAAACCAACCACTAAGGCACCTATTACCACTACCGTGAAGCCTACCACTAAGGCACCGGTTACCACTACCGTGAAGCCCACTACTAAGGCACCGGTTACCACTACCGTGAAGCCCACTACTAAGGCACCGGTTACCACTACCGTGAAACCCACTACTAAGGCACCTATTACCACTACCGTGAAACCCACTACTAAGGCACCGGTTACCACTACCGTGAAACCCACTACTAAGGCACCGGTTACCACTACCGTGAAGCCAACCACTAAGGCTTCAAAATAAAAAATAAAATGTATATAAAAATACCTCTTTTATATATTATAATGGCGCTTCCCTTTATTTATAATATTGAAAACAGAGAAAGCTTTGTTAAGAGTTTAGAGACAAATCCCGGTTTGATTATTGTGAAATTCGGAGCAACGTGGTGCGGGCCATGCAAAAAGATTGCCCCTCTTGTTGATTATTGGATGGATAAGATGCCACAAAATGTACAATGTTATATTATCGACGTCGACGAAGATCTTGAACTGTATGGTTTCTTGTATAAAAAGAAGATGGTGCACGGCGTCCCTGCGATTGTTTGCTATGAAAAAGGTAATGTAAATTATATCCCCAATGATGCGGTTATTGGAGCGGACGATAAAAAGGTTACAGATTTTTTTGCTAGGTGTTTAGAAAAAGCCACGTCTATGGAATAATAAAATTATCAATTAAATTTTTCATAACGAAAAGGTTATGAAAAATGGCAGTTTATTTCTTAGATGATTTATTCTTTTTCGTGTTCTTTCTTTTCTTTGAACGCCTACGTTTTTTGCTACCTCCGCTTACTGGAGCAGCGGCTGGCTCTGCTGGTTTTGCCGCTGGGGCTGGAGGAGCAGAGGTAGGTTCGACGGGTTTTTCTTCGGTGCCTGGTAAACTAGGCATTAAGTTCGATATTTGTGTAGCGATCGGAGTGGTAGATCCAGTTATGCTTGCTGTAGATATTGATGCAGTTGCGCTTTTAATAGAATTCGCGGTAGAATTTACAACACTGCTTGTTGTTTCGGCAATAGCGTTTGGTATTTTATTGATTTCATCAGAATACGTAACATATGTTAAGATACATGCTGACATACCAATAAAAATATAGGCAATCATAGGTAAACTAGGAGGATCCATTATATTTCAGTTATAGTATAATGACATATTTTTGGAAAAGCTTTTAAATTTTTGCGTAACCAATAATGGCGCAAGCAATTCTCTTTCCGGAATTGCCTGTGGTCAAACTATCGGGTTTGCCTCCTAAACCACAATCGTCTTCATCGGCATGAATAATAAGACCGCGGCCTATAATATTTGCCTTACTCCCTCTTAACTTGATCATATTATCAATCACTTTGTAATGAGCTATCCCGTTAGAATTTGTGATTAAATTTCCTAAATCCCCAACATGTCTCTCCTTCGCGCCAGGACAGCCATGCTTTTTTCCATAGGGATTGAAATGCGCGCACATACTTTCGCATTGCTCACTTAAATCTCCGCATTCATGAACATGAAACCCGTGCAGTCCGTTTTTTTTCAAACCTTCTATGTGTATATCGATTACCACCGTATCGTTAGTTAGATCTTCTGTAAAATATACAATTCCGTTGATTTTTTTTCCTTCAAACACTGCTATTGCCTTTACTGGGGTTTTTGATGACATTATATATTATCTCATCAAAACATTTGTTCATAGAAGACGCCCCTCTAAATTTCCTTTAAAAAGTCATTAAATAGTCCTCCCGCCGTAATATTATTCGCATACTTATAATGGCCATGAACCTTTTCGTATTCTTCTATGTGTTTTAATTTGTCGTTCTGTGAAAGGGTTGTGCATTCCAATTTTCGCAAGAGTTCCATTTGTACCATAAATTTTGAAATATTCAATACTACCTCGTGATCGTTTTTTGTTACGTTATAATAATGATCATATCGCTCATCCCTTCCAGACGTTTCCCTTTTGAAAAATTTCCCGATAACAGCCGTGTTATCCACGGGAGGAATGGGTTCTTTTATGTATTCGTTCATGCTTTTTTCTATGACATCATCTATCGTATTTTTTAGAACGACGAACGACGCGGGATCGCGTTTATGCTTTACATTCAATAAAAAGCTGGTGAATAACCATCTATACAACATTTATATATACAAACATTTCTATTTATTAGACTTTTATAATTGTATTTATCGATCTTCTAGGGCGCGGCGCTTCATTTGCTCCTTATGGAAACGCTCGGCCCACTTTTCCTTGACGTCTGGTGAAACGGTGCAAAGCATGTGCCTCTCATATTGCTCGGGGCCATCGTAAAAAAGAACGGGATTGGCTCCCTTCATTCCCTTTCCGCCTGCATAATAGCCCACCTTGAAAAACAAATTCTCATCAAGAGAACCGACTTTATAGCCAGTTTGGCGAACACCGGTAATCGCATTACGGATACTCTTTCCGATAATAAGCGGGTCGCTGTAGAACTCAATTTCTACCTTCTTGAAACCGACAAACTTGCTAATCTTATGATATCCCTTATCTTCTGACTTGGCGTCTTCGATAAGCTTACGGGTTTTCTTTCTATACGTGTCCACAGTGGATGCCGCATAAGAGTGATCGTCTGCCGGTTGATCATAGTCGTTTTCAAGAGTGGGGTCGTAGGGATCGTCGTAGTACATTTCGCAAAAAGTCGCGCCTGGATATGATTGTAATCGAGCTGATTATATACTATATTGCGACTTATTGTTTATATCGTTTAAATAAATAATTTACGTCCGCTTGAAAAATTGACCCCTATATATTAATATATATGGTATGCAACACGATAACAATTATGTCAGAAATTTATATTCAAGATGCTTTAGATTACGCGGAAACTTTGGTGGGATTACCATACAGATGGTTTGATCCGGACGTGGATGTATTTTCTGGGAATGATAAATTTTGGTGTGAAAATTCGAGAGCTCCCACTGCCAATGAAATTTTACTACAAAATAAATCAATCGTATGTACTGGACTAATAAATTTAATGCGCAGGCGTTGCCAACTAACCATTCCTGGAACGGGAGAACCCATTCGTGGAAAATATAGTGATGTATATAGATCTTGTCCGGGAGGAACGGGTGCGTGGTTTGCATATTTGCAACAAAAAAAACGCCTATTAAAGTTGGATATGAATGCACAATATCCTATAGGGTCGTTATTAATCGCTAGGTTTAAAGGATACGATAAAGATCAAGGACACGCAGCCGTAGTGTGGACGCAAGCTGATCCGGATAGAACCATTCAGGATCAACTCATCATTCATTCTGTGCCAAAGATTAAATATCGGGACAGAGACCAACATGTCGACCATGGCGAGGTGCTAATAGAACCATTTCATGTTTCGAATGATTTATGGCAGTATTACGATACTGGTTATTATAAGTATGTTTGTTTACCTGAAAATTGGCTCTTGAAAGATTGAATACAGAAACATATTATTGAATAAGCCAAATAATATAAAATGTTTTATGGTTATATAGTATATATGCCGGCAACTAAAAAAAGTATTAAAAATATATTACGTAAAACAGCGGGCGATCCAGCGAATGCGGAAGCAAAAGAGGAACCAGTCGTAGAGCAACCGCCCCAAGAAAACGTTTTTCTTTCAAAAGAGGTTCAAGAACCCGAGAACGAGCAATATAGCTTGACAACATACGTATTCAATGGCGACGAGTATAATTATTTGAACGACGATATGTTGAGTAAAAACATTGAGAACGCTTTAGGCGGCGAAAAAGAGGCCGTCTTCAAGATCAAGCTATGTATTTTCAAAATTAACGATGAATGTAAAGAGCCCTTTTTGGAATTCTTTATTGAAACCAAAGATAAGGAAATCCATTTTCCGGGGAGCGAAATGTCCGCGATTATCATGCAAGACGGCAATGCAAATGCCATATTTGAAGCGGAATGCTGTAAATTCTTTCAGCAAGTCGCTGGTGTAAGCGACGATATTGCGGGTAAAACGTATCGCGGATATATTGAGGAACCAGAAAAGGTACTATACGTGTTTTTTGATGCAACCTATGTTGATTTGCCGGCGAATGATAATCATTTCTGGGGGATATTGGATGAGATTGTGAACGAAAAACACATTTATGATAACGTTATTGATAAAGACATCGTGAATATGGTTCATAATCATGAATTTGTTGCATATATCAAGGATAAAAATAGCGATCGCATTAATATGCCTTGCTGTCTATATTTATGTAAGTTGAATGAGAATGGAGAATACGTCAATGTGTATTACGATGAAGGGGAAGACAACAAAACCACAAAGTCATTGAGCGAGAAAAAAATAAACCATGAAATCTTTGGCAATTGCTATTTTTTTACTACGGATCCTATTCAAACCGAGAATGTTCAAAATATCAAACGTTTTTCTGTGTTCATTGATAATGCGTTGTATGTGTTGAATATTAACAAGCCCATTCAGGAGATCGATTTCAATACGGATGATGAAGAGGAAGATTTTGAGGATATCAAGACCTATAAAGACTACACGTGTATTTATTTCTTTGAAGATGGTATCCAATTATGGTGTATCAAGAACCTCTCGCGCTTTGTAGAGCTCTAGCGGGGGAACCAAGTTGCAGGGGAACCAAGGTTCCCCCTGCGACCCCCTCCTTTTGTTTAGTACGTGACAATAACTACCGTCGGTTCGTGTATTCATGCCGGTAAGCCGTATAACCATTCCTTGCTATAAATTGCATAACTCTCAGGGTTAATCCAAACGACGCCCCCGAATGACCTCTATATCCGAGTTGTTCAATCTTTTCTCCGATTACAGTTACTTTATTATCACCAGAAAACATGAACCCACTCTCTCCTGGATCTTCTCTGATAAAACGCCACATTTCGAGTTGTGAAATAGCTCTATGTGCTGTAGCCAACATTTCACGCTCATTGTTATCCCGAATAAAGTCAAACTCTCCGCTTCCGATGTCCATCGTTTGTTGTTTGATTATTCAAATTGTTCACACTTGAATAATCAATTTTTCAACACCTATACCATATGGCTAATTCCCGACATATCATATTTATTTAAAAATTTGGCAAGCGCCATTTCGTCTATTGTTCCGGCAGCAATCAAATCCTTGGCATGGGTATTTATTTCTTCCACAATCGGTTTTCTGCCATACATATTTTGAAACGAGACGATATACTCTTCCAAGTGTTTCTGTTGTTGTTTTACACGATTGGCTGCCTCCACGACGGTTTTCTGAAACGACTTCTGTTTCTCTTCCCTTACTCGTTTTTTCTCTTGTTCTTCCAATTCTTTCTGGCGCAAATTTCGCTCTTTTTCTTGTATCTCTTCGTCTCTACTCCTGAACAAATTCAATGCTCGTTCACTGGCACGAGCCTCCTCGTCTTCCGGATCGGGTATAATATCGCGATGTTCCGGTGGAATATATCCATAGCGATAACGTTCGGCACTTATAATAACATCACATATATCCGGCTTACGTAACTCTTGGAAGAATTTGGTCTCCGGGAATTTCTTATCATAGCGGAACTTCTTTTTGAATTCATCGATGATTTTTTGCGGGATCATGGGACTGGTTTCCATGAGACGATCGAACTCTTGACGGCAGATTTTAATAAACGGCCCTGCATCCATACGCTCATGCGGAGCTTTCGATAACTCAATACGAATATTACGCGCGAACTTATCCCACGAAATCGACGAAACACGGTGCGCCTCATTCAATTCCGAAATCTTCAAATATTGCTGTACAGTCGTCAAAATACCAATAAAAATATTAAGACTACCAATCACAGCAGGAGCAAAAGCCTGAATATTTGGGGGTAAACTGGCCTGCGCGAAAGATGCTGTGCCACTGATCGTAGAGAGAGTAATGGCTGGTATAGTAAACCAGGCGTGCTTATAAGAAAGATCGGAGTGAGCTTTTGCGTTCAACCATTTATAACATTGAGCGACATCAGCCCATTCTACCAACATGTTCTCGTTTCCTTCGGACCAGTGTATTTTTATTTTATCTTCCTTATTTTCTTTTTTTTCGTCGCTAGGCGCACCTTCGGACTTACCAACTTCGCTCATGTATAACTGCTATATACATGAACTAGATATTTTATATGCCAGCGAAAATAATTTATTCCTCTTTCTCTTCCGCGTCAATTACGATGTCTTCGATTTCTTCAGGAAGAGAACTTTCCATTTGATTAATGATTTCCGCTCCTTCTTTAAATTGTATAATGGTATCTATTTTACCAAACACTTTTTCGCTATTTTCGATCAATGCCTCCGAATCCTCCAAAATGTTCTCAATAGCGATGTCTTCGCCAGTAATATAAAACTGTTTCAGGCGCTGTTCTTCGTTGATATCGTCGATCGAAAAGGTTTGATTTATATTAATATTATCCTCGACCTCCTTATAAAAATCATTCATTTTTGAGAACAAACGTTGAAGCTGTTTCTTCTGTGAAATATGAAAAAAGGATACATAATTGACGTATAAGGATGTCTGTTCTGTCAACAATCGGTTCTCGAATTCTAACGTGTTTATAAAATTAGAAATGGAGAACCCAATATGATGCTTTTCGTTATAATGATCAATATTGTATTTTTTCTCCACAGATTGTAAATGCAACTTGTTAATTAAGACTAAGATATTCGAATGGATATCCTTGATATCTTCCAATTTATATTCCTGAAATGGTTCTAAATCTTTATATGGCGGAAACGATTTCGTTTCGTTATCGGCAATGGAGATTTCAGTGAAATTCTCCTTTATATTTGCGAGAACAATATTGTAAAGTTTGTAATAATCACAATACATTCTGTTATTCATGAGAACGCGGAAACGATCAATATTATCCAATTCAATGGCAAACGTCTTATATTGGAAATAGAACGAATCCAAACAAAAGAGAAAGATCTTCTTGGTGTTCGATTTCAAAAGCTCATTGTAAATGGTTTTCAAATGCTTTAATTTTTCCGCAACCATGTGCTTGATTTTCACGATTTCGAGTTTCAATAGGATAATGTTCTCGAAATTGGTTCGTAATTTCTCAATATGAAACGAATGAGTGCCTGACATCTATATTATCACAGCATAAAAAAAGAACCAAAGAATTTATGAATTGTTGTTCGGAGAAAGTATCATGTTGTTATAAAACTATTTGTGGTTTACATACACATTTCAAAATTTATTTCTCTTGCTATGTCGTCAAACTCTTTTGACATTTCGATCTTATCTTCTTCTGTAAATATTGATGTAAAGAAGGACTTCTCTTGTGTCATCGTCACTGAAGTGGGTGACGATGCATTTTTTCGGTTTTCCTTATCCAAATGGGATTTCACCACCCAATATAGACCCTTCTCCAAATTGTACATTAGGTTCGTCTCACCGTTTTGTAAAAGGATATTACGAATGTCCTTCGCAGGTTTGGTATCATATAATTCTAATGTTATAAATGCAAAACTATATGCATAACCATTCTGGTTCGTTTTTTTATGCATATCCAAAAATTCGACATTTCCTATATCCAGATAATCAAATACTTCGATAATACGTTCTCTTGTTACGTTACCTAAAATACGAGGAATATACACGCACAATCTCTTGTCCTTTGACATTTTTGTTTTCTAAAACCTTAGGCCGTTTTGTCTTCCAGGATAGGGATAGTCGACGAGGTCAATTTTTCGAAAAAATTGAATCCGATCGAAATCTTTTTTTAAAATCAACAGAATACGACAATGGACTTTATTGATCAAGCGCAATTTGTGAACGTCATCGAGAAAAGTGATCTGGAGATGCACTTTTCCAATGATGACGTGGTTTCGGGGTTGGTGGGAGAAAACGAGGAATTTGGTGTACTTAAATTGAAAATGAAAAAAGCGGAAATTACAAAAGAACCCACTCTCTTCCTTTTTACTATAGATAACACTGGGTCTATGGAGGAACGCGACACTAGCGGAAAAACAAAGATCGCAATCGTCATTCAGACATTGGTGAACGTTCTTCACTATTTGTCTGAACAAACGGCGGAAATATTTGTACGTGTTCATTCATTCAATCACGATGTCACTACTGAAATCGATACTGTAAAAATTTCAAAGGAGAATGTTGGAGAACTCGCGGATAAAATTAGAGCCATTCGTGCTTATGGAGTTACAAACATGGGGAATGCTTTGCAGATTGCAAACGAAACACTACATGATTATGTTAGCGAGAACCCTGGTCACCAACTTTGTCATATTTTCATGACGGATGGTTACGCGACCACTGGAGTGGTTAGCACGCAAGAGCTGACGGAGATGGTGAGTGATAGCTTTGGAAATGTATTTGTGGGATTTGGAGAGGATCACAACGCAAATCTACTAAAGAGTTTCAGTGACATTGGCAGCTCGGCTTACCAGTTCGTGAACGACATGGAAAATACGTCTCTTATTTACGGTGAGGCTCTCCATCGTTATTTGTACCCTTGCGTTCGTAAGGCGACACTTTTGGTCGAAAACGGTCTTGTTTATAATTGGAAAACGAATGAGTGGACGAACCGTCTGGATGAGGACATTTTGGTCAGCGAGATCGAGAAGATCTATCATGTTAAAAAGGAAAAAGATGCCAGAATTGCGATCGATCTACATGGTATTGTAGCGAACAACACAACAGCGTCGCACATTGAAACAATCGTGGAAATTCCTCACTTGATTACAATGGAAACGGGAGATATTGTGGAGAATGATCTGACCAAGTATATGTTCCGGCATAAGACACAAGAATTGCTATTTCGATCCAAAAACGCAGATATTGACGGCGATGCCCGACGAGAACTAAAAAACGACTTACGCCAGTTCTTCAAGAAAATGCGCGATTATATGCGCGAAAACGATCTTACTGAGGACAGCTTCATGAAGATGTTATGCGATGATGTGTATATTACTTACACCACAATGGGACAAAGGCAGGGTCAAATGTATGCACTGGCTAGGTTTACTTCGCAGGGGAGACAACAAACGTATAGCGCGACGCCTCGCAGACCGAGCGATACTACTACGGAACCAATTCGATATGCGGTTCCCATGACGCCAATGAAGCGTCGCCCTGGGGGATTTCCTCGACATCAACTAAACAGGAGTTATACGCAGATGTATCATCATATGTGTGAAGATGAGGAAACGAAGGAAGATCCGGAGGAACTCACGCAATGTCAAAATACACCCGAGCCAGTTGATGAAGAGCAATTATCCGATGATGAGGATGAGTTCAATAGTTATGTTTTGAATTTGAGTACAGTTCAGGAGTGTTATGCGACCCTGTCTGCGTTGTCCGCCATGTCGCAAGTACAAGCAGGAAATACAACCGATCTATTCATTTAGACTATTGATCAGTTAAAAATAAAAATTTGTTGTTTTATTTACTTATTTTTTACATGTTGCCTTATTTTTTCTTACTATAATATATATGACGGTTCGTTCAAAATTTATTAAAACGCGCAAAAGCGCAATAAAGAATGGTAAAAAACAAACTAAGAATAAAACAAAAAAAAGAAAGACGTCAAAAAAAACACGCAAATCAAAACAAAAAATTAAAGGCGGATACGACGATGATGATGAGGAAGAAGATAAAGATATATTATGTGAAGTAATGGACGGATTGAGACGACCAAGCACAAAAAAAGTGAAAAGTTCCACGTTATTTTCGTTGAATATGAAAAATTGTCCTAGAGACGAAGAGGGAAGAATGACGATCCGCTGTCCTCCTGAAATTTATGAAAAATGTCCAGAAGACGTTACAGAAAAACAAAAATTATACAATATGACAATATAAACGAATAACACATAAAACAAACAGTTTATGTGTTCAACTCCGGGCATCAATGTTACCAGTCGTTATATCCACCTTCGAAATGACACATATTCAGCGTCGTCATATCAAGAGCGTCGTCTTCGTAATCAAAATCTGTTTCTTTATTTTCTTCTGGCGGCTCTTCAAAATTAGTAAGGAATTCATAAATAACACGCGCGTGGTATGCTTCATCATAGACCACTTCATTTGGACTATGAGCATCTTCGATATTGATATCATTCAAATTAATGTCTCTTAGATAGGTGTCAAATGCACTTTGATAAAGAGCATCGTTATCAGTAACGGTTCTGAAATCTTCCGTCGCGACATCCACAAATCCCCTTCCTCGAGATCCATTGTATCCACGATCTGCGCATTCAGCACAATATCCAATAAAGACATTTCTTATGCTGCCCAAATGAAAACAATTACCGCATTCATGCGGGCCAGTATCGGGAATGTGATTTGTCGCCCATTCTTCAGGGAATGTTCCTACATAGACGATACCTTCATAAGAATAATAAGATCCGTTATTATACCGTTGAATTTGTTCCGACATCGTTGTGGTTTTGATACTATAAATCAGTTGTAAAATTATTGGTCAATTTTTTCTCCAGAATACGCCGAAATAAATATATTTATAAGCGGAAAGAGGTTAAACAAAATATCTAAATAATACCTATATCGAATGGAAAATCAAAGGACTATACCCAGTAATTTTCGCACTATTATTGTCGATTTCACCAAAGATTTATCGACAACATACCCTGAGTATTCCCATTTATGGTCAACTTGGACGGGTGAGTTTAGCGACGACGATCTTACGTCACTTTATAACCATTGCTTGAAAGTGTTTCCTGAGCGTTTTTTTGATATTCTTTATCAGAACGATGATGCGTTTAAGCCCGACGGAGAAATCAATACCACGTTTTTACCAGGCGTCGATTTCAAGCTTTTATACAACTGCGAAGGCGTGAGCGAAACAACCAAGAAGACGTTATGGAAATATTTACAGCTTCTTTTGTTCACCGTAATTAATGATGTGAAAGACAAAACCACGTTTGGCGATACAATGAATTTGTTTGAAGGTATTGATGAGAAGGAACTTCAGAGCAAATTACAGGAGACGATTTTAGGAATAGCCGATTTTTTCAAGAATGCTTCTGAAAAACAAAATAGTGAAGGCGGTGAGGAAACGCCTAAGTTTGAGATGCCGGAATTTGAGATGCCCAAGTTTGAGATGCCAGAATTCAAGATGCCTGAATTTAAGATGCCAGAATTCAAGATGCCAGAAGGCGCGGCTAACTTCGAGAAGATGTTTGAGAATATGCCTGACATGGAGAAGATCCAAGAACATTTGAAGACGCTTTTTGATGGAAAGATTGGTTCATTGGCCAAAGAGATGGCCGAAGAGATCAGCCACGAATTCGCGGATTTGCTCGGAGACGACCCGAATAACGTCGAGAGCACCAAGGACGCAATGAAGAACCTCATGAAGAACCCTCAAAAGCTGATGGCTCTCATGAAAAAGATTAGTTCGAAGTTGGACGAAAGAATGCAGAGCGGCGATATTTCCAAGGAAGAGCTCATGAAGGAGGCAAGCGAAATGATCGGTAAGATGAAGGGCATGGGTGGCGCGGATCAATTCAAGGAGATGTTTGAGAAGATGGCCAAGAACATGGGCGGTCTAGGTAAAAACATGAGGTTGGACACGAATGCCATTGCGCGTATGACGAAGCAGGAGGCCATGAAGGAGCGGCTTCGCAAGAAGATTGATGCAAAGCGTCAGCAGATGATGCAAAACGAAATGCGCGCTCCTCCCGTCAACTACTCTTTACAGCAAACGAGCGATCCGAATAATTTAGTGTTTAAGTTGGACGAAGAGACCGCGCAAGAAAAGTCATATATTCATCCTGATCTATTAAGCTTGATTGAACAGGAGGAGAAGGAGAAGGCAGCTGCCAAAAACGCAACACAGAAGTCGTCCAATAAGAAGAAAAAATCGAAGAAATAAAATTTCGCGCGATATAATATAATGGGCTTTTTCAAATACATCAACATACCGGTGTTTATTATTAGTTTAGTGTTAGGAATGATTGCCGTGTATATGACAGTTCCGGATACTCGAATGGTTTATGTTTACCCCACTCCCGAAAACATTGATATGATGCAGTATCGCGATAAAACCGATACGTGTTTTTCGTTCGTTCAAAAAGAAGTAAAATGCCCCAAAGATCCGAATGAAATCTCGAAGATACCCGTACAATCATAAACGGTATTATTTTGAATAAAATATATTATATGCGTAATGTATAATATATTCATGAATTTCAAACGTTTATTTACCACCCCTCTTGGAAAAATACTATTATCTGTTATCTTAGGATTGGGTTTAGCTAGTTTATTTAGAAAGGTATGCACAGATAAGAATTGTATCCATTTTAAGGGGGCCGCGATCGCTGACATTGATGGTAAGACGTACATGCATGATGACAAATGTTACAAATACAGTGCGGCTCCGTCAAAGTGTAATCCCAAAAACAAAATTATAGATATAGGCGAGCAAACCAGCGAGAAAGGTAATCATACCTACGTATAATAATATTTCGTAAATACTGCGATCTTTAGGTAATTCCCTATTATATATGGAAAACACAACCCGGATCTCTGATTTGCCAGAAAATATTACTATGCAACAACCCCAACAACAAATGTCCATGGGCGGGTTTGACCAATCATCAAGCACGAACTATATTCCCATCAATGTGCATCCCAATCCGTATGGGATTTCTGCACAAAATCCGATTATGCCAATTCCGCAACAGCCTAATGTACAACAGGTTCAGCAAGTGCAGCAATTAGAGCAAATGGCTGCGGTGCAGCGTCAACAACAATTGTCCGAACAACAGCAGGCCGAGATACAACAAATACCCCAATTTCGCTTACCATCGCGTGATGTCGTTATTGATACTGCGACCTATATGAATGATAATCAGATCCAGGCGAATTTTATTCCTATGCCCAAACTGACAAAGGACTATATTTTGGATTATGAGGAGAACGTGGATAAGAATATTGTAGAACACGAAAAGAAGAAGCATCGCGAGAACTTGGTCGACGAGATCTTGAGCGAACTACAAATGCCTGTTTTTGTCGCCGTCTTGTTCTTTTTATTTCAGTTACCGATCGTGAATACATTGGTATTTAAAAGGTTCTCGTTTCTTTCGATTTATTCCGACGATGGTAACTTCAATATCTATGGGTTAGTATTTAAAAGCTTGTTGTTCGGAAGTTTGTTTTATTCGGTGAATAAAGTGGTGACGTTTATTAGCGAGTTTTAGCGAGGAACCGACCCTCTCCTTTTATGAAATATTTTCAATCAAATTTTGTATGACATCGTTCATAACATACAAGATTTCCTTTATATGTTCTCGATCCATATCGGCAATATCTTCCACCATATAACGTTTAATCGGGTGAAGATCAATGATATGCGCCTTATATTCCTTGAATAATTTGTACTCTTGTCCTCTTGCTGTTGCTCTATTAAATACCGACGTAGATTTGGCCTCCATAGTATAGCTACATAATATTAATTTTACTAAATTATTAGCTTTTATGCAGTGGACGATTACAGTATTATTTACAATTCGTTTCGATTACGAATTGTAAATTCTAGATCAAGAATTCGCTTTCTTTCTTCGGTTTTAGAGAACGTTTTATCGTTCTATTATGCTTCGGTTGTTCCTTTACAGTTTGTCTCGCTGTTTTCGGTTTTCGTTCGGTCGTCTTTTGCGCCGGATTATATTTCAAAAACCACTCTTCGTATTCACGGCTCGTTCGATCATGCATAAGTTCTTCATATTTCTTCGCTTTTTCTGCACGGATTTCCTCCATCGTCATTTGTTTTCCATAACAATTAATACTGAAACGTTTCAATAATCCTTTTTGTTCCAAGCGGTTCTTCTGTTCCACATCGAATAAAAAGTTGGCCATACATAACAAACGGTTCTTATTATAATACGGAAGGTTCGTGTAAATAAATGCCAAATAAAAAGTCAAAATCGTATCTATTGTTGCGACATTAATCTCCTTCTCATCAATGACGATTGTATTATAACTATGACACGCAATCGGTTTATAAATAAAGGCCAACGTTTCTCCACCCACACGGATCTCCACGTGCTCAGGGATGATTTCACCCAATGGCTTATGATTAATGATTTTTATATTTCTGAAACGTTCTCGAATAAGGTTCTCTTTTACGATCAACGCGCATTTATCGGGTTCGTCCGAGATAACATCGAAGTCGGGTATTTTCTTTACCAATTTCTGTCGATCTTCTTCCATATACTTGGAATACAATGTTGTTGCGTATCCGCCGAAAAATATTACGCTCTGATCAATAAACGAATTGCGTACCGCGTAATAAAGGCGCTCGCTATCCTCCTGATGCGTTTCCATATTACGTTGAAATAGTTCGGCAGAGCAATCTTTTTCGGGTTTAAGGGGATAAAATTTATTCAACAATGTAAGGCGTTTGAGAACCTTTTCCCATCTCGAAACATCACCAGCAGGACGCGATAATTCCAGATACATATTCATTCTAAGAAAGTTGGCCGGAGCATAATGGATGCCGGCGATAATAATGGTTTCTTTGGATAACCCAAAAAATAAGGGTTTCGGTAGCTCCGTGATATCAGCCACCGGAATAAAGTTAACGAAGACTTTATACGTGCCTTTATGAACACCAGCCTTTGCTTCTACTTCTAAATAACCCTCTTTATTATAAATGTCGGCCAATTGCTTTGCATCGTCTAATGCATTGGATGAGTAAAAATCATAATCGGGAATTTCTATATCACGATCATAGAACTGTGCGTATTTGGGTAAAATATTATTAATCGCGGTCCCGCCATAACAAATGAGTTTTTTATGCACTAAAAAGTTCTCCAAAATGGATATAATCTTCTTGATTTCTTCACTATTCGCGATCTTTTTGCCCTGTAATTTTTCGGTTTCATCCACCGCATTACGCAATATAGCCAATTCGCATTCTTCAAAGCTCATTTTATCGTCACATAATTTGGTATGAAATCGTTTATGTTTATTCCATGTTTTTTTATTCATTCCTATATAGATCATGGATAAAAAATTATTGTTTGAAATATTGTAATGCGCTAGATATTGGGACAAATGCGAAACCAAGGTCATTGAAAAAATTCTCGTAGTCATTGAGAGCTCGGTCTTGATTATTATAGTTATATGCAATAATCTGTGCTCCGTAATCCATGATGTAGTCTTTAAACGCCGGGTTTTTAATAACCTTGGATTTTGCGATTGTTGTTAAATCGGGTTCAACCAAGCGAATTAATTCCACATCCGTATTTATATTATCGTCCATAATATGAGGTGGAACTGTGGTTTGCTCCAGCAAGTCGTCGTATCGTTCTATTCTCATTAATTCTGACCCACTCTCTAAATTACAAAGCTTGGATAGGTCATAGCAATTCGGATCTGCGTTGCATACCGTTTTTAATTTCCAATCCAAATTCAATGTTCTATCAACGATCAAAACAACTTTTCCCATAATATCATCGAGCGTCGTTTTTTCGGTTATCTTTTTACTATACAACTTTTCAGCCATCGCATAATTCACTGATTTCGCTACACATTTATACGCATTTTTGTTGTTTGATTTTATGCGTAACTGTATAAACAATGGATCTAATACATTAGGTGCCTTAGTAAATCCGTCTCGCACAGATCTAAATAATATGGTATCTAACAATACTCGGTTTTTAGTCTTTATTGTGGTATAAGACGGATCTGTTGCATAAGCAACATAGGCCGTATCTTTGTCGCTGTCGTAAAAAACCTCATAATCAATAAATCTACAGCCTTGCGCCAAGACTTTGGATACCATTTCTTCGCTTACATAATCTCCCGAAATAGCTGTATTATAAGAGGATTTGATACAATACTGCATTAAGGGCATCGAACTTTTCGGAAGCATCCATGAATTATCCCTATTGTCTGGTGGTGCGTAAAAATTTTCCTTTGTGCCGCTTGTTTTTATTGTAGTCGCCGGCGCTTTTATTGTAGTCGCCGGCGTTATAGTTGTTGTAACGACAGGCGCTTTTGTTGTCGTCATGGGACCTCTTGTTGTCGTCATGGGACCTCTTGTTGTAGTCATAGGACCTCTTGTTGTAGTCATAGGACCTCTTGTTGTAGTCATAGGTGCGTTTGTTGACGTTATAGGACCTCTTGTTGTAGTCACAGGTGCTTTTGTTGACGTTATAGGCGCTCGTGTTGATGTCACGGGAGCTTTTGGATTTATATTTGCAATGGATTGAATTTTTGGGCTAGGCAAATCCCGTGTTTTTTCCGCCGCTTCGTCCGTCGCTTCTTGAATATCAAATCCTTCAGACAAAACTCCGACTTTATGAAAAAGACGCAAGAACAAATATAAAAATAAAATAAAAATCACGATGATCAATATCTTTCTATAGAATTTCATGCTGTAATAAAATATATTGCGATAATAATATAATAACATTATATATTAATCATTTAACATGCCTGGAGGATTACTAAATATTGTATCAGTTGGAAATAACAATTCAATATTAACTGGAAATCCGAGTAAAACCTTTTTCCGAGTTACGTATTCTAAATACACAAATTTTGGTTTACAGAAATTTCGCATCGATTACGACGGACTTCGCGATCTTCGACTTACCGAACCATCCGTATTCACGTTCAAAGTTCCTCGATATGCCGATTTATTGATGGACACTTATTTGGTTGTTACATTACCAGATATATGGAGCCCGCTTTATCATCCATGCAATGAGGATAGTTTGCGTTGGACGCCGTATGAATTTAAATGGATTAAAAATTTAGGGCCTCTTATGATAAAAGAAATCGAGATTACATGTGGTTCGCTAACGCTTCAACGGTACACAGGTGAATATTTAGCCGCTATGGTGGACCGCGATTTCACAGCAGAAAAGAAGGACCTGTTCAATAAAATGACAGGCAATCTCCCTGAATTCTATGACCCAGCCAATGTAGACGGTCGAGCAAATACCTATCCTACTGCGTTTCATACTACGTCATCAAATGGAGCCGAGCCATCCATTCGCGGGCGAAATTTATATGTACCCATCAATACATGGTTCACTCTAAATTCACAATGCGCGTTTCCCTTAATTGCATTACAGTATAACGAATTAGTGATCACAGTTACTATGCGACCCATTCAAGAGTTGTTTCAGGTTCGCGATGTCTTTGATTTCCAAAACTTATACCCCTACATGCAACCTGATTTCAATCAGGCCCGTTTCCAGATGTATCGCTTTTTACAAACGCCGCCTGCGGTTATTTTAGATCCCACTGCATATACGAACCAAGTATCCACATGGAATGCCGACATACATCTATTGGCCACCTATTGTTTTTTATCAAAAGAAGAAACACAGGTCTTTGCTTCACAGGATCAAGTCTATTTGGTGAAAGATGTATTCCAATACAATTTCAATAATATTACGGGTAGCCAAAAGGTAAAATTGTTCTCCAATGGAATGATTTCTAACTGGATGTTTTATTTCCAACGCAACGACGTCAACTTAAGAAACGAATGGAGTAATTATACCAATTGGCCATACGGATCTATTCCTGGTGATATGGAATTGGGAACAACAGCAAACGATCTTGAACCTAACTTAAAATTTGGACCTGGAATTGATCCATTCGACGGAAAGAACACGGGTATTTATATTACCGGCGATTATAAAACCATCAACCAAAAAGAGATTTTACAAAGCATGGGTATTTTATTAAATGGTGAATATCGCGAAAATTTATTAGAAAGCGGTGTGTATAACTATGTTGAAAAGTATACGAGAACACAAGGCTCGGCAACAGAGGGACTTTACTGTTATAATTTTTGTCTGAACACAAGCCCATTTGAATACCAACCGTCAGGCGCTATAAACATGAGTAAATTTAAAACGATCGAGCTTGAAATCACCACATGCGCTCCTACGATTGATTTGGTAAATTCGAGCTTTGATGTCATTTGTGATTTATCTGGAAATCCGATTGGTATTCGTAAATCAAACTGGCAGTTGTATGAATACAATTATAACATGACACTATTTGAGGAGCGATATAATATTCTATCTTTTATCTCAGGAAATTGCGGAATGTTATACGCAAGATAAAAAAATTTACTATATATTAGTATAGTATAGTAAATGAATGCCGATAATACATCAAAATGGAAAAAATCATTTAGTGATACGAACGACAGCACATTAAACGAAGATAATGATTTTCAAACCAAGAATATGATGCATAAAATTAGTTCCGTAAAAAAGAAAAAGAAGATGAAGAACTACAAAAATATTCCGGTTTTAAAAAGCATTCATGACGTCGATAACGAAGAAGAACAAATAGAAATACCTATTTCAAAAAAATCAACCGAAGGGTTTGAAACTGCCAATAAGGATCCTGTCATTGAAGGAATAGATCGCGATATTAATGATTTTACGGGTTTAGATGATTGGAACGTTCAGGTTCATGACGGCGGAATAACATACTACGGAATTCCCGACGGTCCTGAATTTTGGGACGGGTTAGACGCAGGCGATGAAGGAGAGCAGGTAAAAGATCCAAGACAGATACTAATTGACGCATTGAATACCGCGTATAAGGCAGTGAACGATTTTAATCGAAAACAAGCTAAAATGATCGCGGAGGCTCTGTCTAAAAATCCGGACACTAAAGCTCCAACATGCACAGATGCTGATGTAACGCTATTACAAAAGTATATTTCTTTTTTTGAATCGATACTTTGTGCCTATTTTTTTTCATACAATATCATTTACGTTTCTATGTATATTGACGAAGATGGAGAGCGTATTAAAATACCAAGAATT